TTAAGAACGGTTTTTAAACCGATAAGACTCATTTCCTGTTTCAAAAATTTCGCATCGATGTAACAGACGATCTATTAAAGCTGAGGTCATTGTTTCATCTCCAAACAGTGGTCCCCACTGGGCAAACACCAAATTCGTCGTCACGATAAGACTGACTTGCTCATGCAGGTGGCTGATGAGATTGAACAGCAATGCCCCACCTTTTTGACTAAACGGCAGATAGCCCGTATTTACACAAATTTTTAAAAAGTCCATTTTGTGAATGCTTAATGTCATGTAAATTAATTTGGGAGCTTAGGAAGCTAAAGAAATAAGTCTATTCCTGTTAAAACGCTATTTGAAAAATAAGCTGAAACAATCATGATATGTATGCATAACTTTCCATTACCACACCCCGATGAACTTCTATACAGCACTATAGCTCGGGCTGGGATATATCATGGTATTACTAGCCCTAAACATTTGTTAGATGAGGTTTTTGGTCATAGATCTGTTATAGCCACACTAGATTTGCCTAGCCATATTAAAAATGTTGCTTACCAACTAAAAAATACAAAACAATATCCAATCGAATATCTAATAAAACAACATACCTTATTTCCACTCTATGCCTCATTTATTCAGCCTCAAATACGGAACAAAGCTATTGAACTCATGAAGAATAAAACTAATGGTGCAGTTCATACAATGCTTGGAGTTACGGCATCCAGAGTTAAAGCAATTCAGAACTTCCAAGTTTGTCGAAAATGTATTGAAATGCAAATACAAACTTATGGTGAAGCTTTTTGGAAACGAGATTGGTTTATCCCTAACCTACCAATCTGTTTGGATCACGGGCCATTAACTATTTATAAAGAAAAACCATCGGACTCTAGACATCATTTCCAACCCTTAATTGAATCAAACTTTTCAATAGAATCATTCAGCTCAGTCTTCCCTCAAGACTTCATTATGTCTTACCAAGTGCAAAAATTGTTTAAGCTATCATCCTATCCATCTATTTCTTATGAGCAATGGAGTCATTTTTACCATGGATTAGCACATGACTTTGGTTACACACGGGGAAAGCATATTAAACATGATGAAATTTTATCCTTAGTTTTACAACACTGGGGCAAAGAATATCTTCAAACTAAAAATTTACTCTGCCACCAAGGTGAAGAAAATTCCTGGTTAAAAAATATATTCCGTAAGCATCGAAAAAGTTTTAGCTTCTTTGAACATCTATTGATTCATCTAACTTTTACCCCAAAGGAAAAATTAGAAGATATTTTTCATTACGTCCAAAAGATTCAACCGGTTTTTATTGTTAAAACTAAACCTAATGAAACCCTTTAAGATAAATAAACAGGGGTAATTAAGATAAATGGGATTAGGTTGGATTTGAGTGGATGATGTGGGATGGTAATTTGAAACATCATTGCACACAGTGAAACAAAAAACGGGCTTAAGGTGGCTCGTTTTTTTGCGCCCAAATTATAGTCCTTTTGCCAATGCATCCAGAGCAACATTCAATAATCTGTTTTCAGCACCTTTTTGTAATTCACCATCGGGGTTGATTGGCAAATATGGGCGTGCTGGGATACTGACCTGTTTCACTTTTGCATAGCCACTGCCAAATGGAATTAATAGGTAGGGTTTGTTTTTGGCTTTGATGTCACCACCAAAATGATGAATGGCGGCATAGGGTTTATTGCTGCCAATGCGGGCGAAGTCGTTGCTGATTGCCGTATTGATACTCGCCGCCAGCTGCCCGCTGTCTTGAAGCGTTTTTCCACCTTCACTGCCAGCGCGTAAACTCTTTTTCCATGGATCGCCACCCCAAGATTCTGATTGGAAGTTGTCTTCGGTCAGGCTGTGTAATTCGGTGGCCATACCTGCCATCATGGGGCGTGTACTGGTGGCATTGCTGAGCAGTTGGCCGAGGCCGTGTTCAAGTTGGCTTGAATCAACGCTGATTTCTATCATGACTGACTTCCTGATAACAGCTTGGTAACCCATGCGCTTTGTGTTGTATTGAGTGATTCCTTAAAACGTTTGTTTTGCATCATGTCACGCAAGGCCACTCGGGCAATGTCTGGATGCGTTGCTTGGGCTTTTTCTACCGCAATACTGGCCATCCTGCTGAGCATGGATTTGCCTTGATTGGCGTTAAAACCGGGGCTGGGTGCAATGAACTCACCATTAACCCGGATGCCTGTTCGCTCAGTATGACGCACTTCGCCAGTATATTCATTGGTGCCAATATCCACATATTTGGTTTCTAATGATGGACTGGTTAATACTCGGCTTCTGCCTGATGATTCTGACAACGCACGGACACGGCAGCGGCAACGGAAATCCAACGGCGGATACATGCTGTTCCATACTGGGTCATCTGCTTCATAAACCATGCCATTCAACGCGGCATGGGATGGGCGTGTGCGCGTATCCATAATGGCCACGTATTCCCAATAAGGATGGGTATCCACCGCTTCGCGCATGGCGACATAACGCCCAGCCATGTACGCTGACTGCATATTGGTCAAATAGATGGTTTTCAGCCGATATGGGCTACCGAGGCGCACAGTCTGAGGCTCGCCTGTATCCGGGTTGGCAACTTCTTGTTTTCCCCACCAGCCTTTGCGTTGCAACACGGGTGCCAGCTCGTTATTAAATTGTTGCAATGTTTGACCGTTTTCTACAGATTTGACTACGGCGCTGTAGATGTCATCGATTACATCCATTTTCATGGTCTTCGCCACTGTAAATGCGGTGGCATGGGCATCGTCCAGCATGTCTTGCCAATCCCAACTGACCTGTATGCCTTTTGGTTCCAGATAGGCGATGGCGGCATCAGGTTGTAAGCTGAAGATGGCTTTGATGTCTTCGGGTTTCATTTGGCCAATTCCTCTGCTGCTTCAATACGCCCAACCAATTCCGATAAAAACAGCAATCTGGCCAACTCATTTTGTAATGCTTTATCGTCCATGTCGGGGTAGGCACCAACCAGCCGATCCAGAACATTTTCAGGAGCAGCACCGTTTTTTAAAGAAGCCACCAATGCAGTAGTCAGCCCTTCACCTTGAGTATTCAGGCTGCCTGAATCAGGTGGTAAGGTATCAATGACCAATCCAGCATCATTTTCTAAAGTCGGCTCAGCAAAGCTGGCCACGGATGATGGCGACTGAGCGGTGGGTTTGATGGTGACAATATCATCATCAGTCAGATTGTAAGCCCGCTTCCAATAAGATTCTGAAAGCCGTACACCGCATTCAGTCAATGATTTATCGCGGGCGGCCAAGTCTTTGTCACCGGCTTCTTCTTCATACAATTCAAATGTGGGACGGGGAGCATCGCCAAAATTCAAATCGCAAATTAAATCAATAAGCTGGTTAAAGGTGCTTTCAACAATGCGTTTGTCGCTGTCGCGGATGTCTTCAGTCACTTCCAGTCCGGCTTGCGCACTGGCATTGGTGCTGTCTTTTTCGGTTGTCTGATCTTGCCCCAATAATGCAATGGCAGTTTCACTTCGGCACATACGAATCAATTTGTCGTACGCATCCACAGAGCCAGTTTTACCAGTCGCTTCTTTGATTTCCACGCTACTGTCGTTCGGGATGGTGCCGACTGAATTGCCAATCAAGGCTTCCAGTGCATCCAGCAATTTATCGGTGTCTTGTTGGGTGTTGCTGCGCGGCTCATGCCCAATCAGCCAAGGTGCACCATATTTCTCAGTGAATTGCGCCCAGAATTTGAGACCGGCACGGCGGAATGTGGTCGGCCAAAACACCATGGCCAAGTCTGGGCGGCCATACGGATTGATATAGCTGGCTTCGTGTGTTGGGCATAGAAATTTCACGGGCGGCACTGGTTCACCTTGCCAGTTTTGATTGCTGATAAATTGAAGCTGGTTTTGGTCATTGAAGTTAAACCATTCTTGCGGCTTGGCCACAAGCTTTTCAGGCAGCCACAATTTATCTTTTTGCCAGATGATTTCAATGGGTTGATAACCAAAAAACGGCGCATTCAAGATGTCTTTAATTTGCCGATAGGTATCCATGCCTGTGAATACCGCGTCTATGGTTTCCATCACATTGTTAGGGACATCATCACCATCCAAACGCCATTGCAATCCAGCCACTGTGGCTTTGCGACGGCGTACATGACCACCAACCACGCCATCCGACAATAATTCTGTGTACACGCTGATGTTTTGTCCCAACTTCTTCAATATTGGGTCGGGATTCGGCAGCCAACCATTAAATGCATAAGCTCCAAAGGCAGTCTTAGCCACCGCCATATGGCCGGTCATGTCTTGGGCACTGAGGTTCAATACGCCGTTTCCGGTTTTGAGTTTGAAGTGTGGTTTTGCCATCTTAATAACCTCTGGTTAAACTGCTACTGCGGCGAATACGGCGGCTTGAGACGCGCACTGGGCCAGTGTCTTCGTGTGCGGCATTCAAAGCCAAAAAACACGCCCATGTTCGGTCAGCATGCCCATTGGCATCGGATTCAGCCACAAAGCGTGGCGCGCCGGTGGCACTGGTGGTCTTCTGTAGTTTGTGCAGGTCTGCACGTAAATCTTGATTAACGGGAATGCGGATTTTCTTGTCTTCAAACGCCTCTTTGCCAATGGCCGCCATCGCCAATTTAGAGGCTGAGGTAAATAACACGCCTTCAACCCGGCTGTCACCATATCGGCGTTGTGCATCTTCCACCGGCTTTTCACCCATGCCGGTTTTATCCATGCAACAGCGAATAATGCGGAAGCAGTCAAACACATCACCTAACACCGCGTCTTGTTCTGCAAACGAGGCGCGGCGTCGGGTAATCAATTCCCGCGTCCACAGTACATCACCCACTTGCTCCAATACCCACACGACAAACAGGTCGTTGCGGATGCCAATGTCTACGCCGACAAAACAAGGGTTTCCACTGTAGTATTCAGGCAGCCCGGCCTGTTCATGTTCCACACCGTGAATTAAGTCGTATGACAACCAGGCACTGGCCTCATCAAGCCATTGCAGCTCAAATTCCTGTGCCCATGCATCGGGATCGTTTAAGCCTTTTTTGAGTTGTTCGATGTTGCGTGGCAAGCCATCGGCCACCGCCTGATGAATATCAACAATATGGCGGCTCCACTCTTTGTTTTTCTCATCGGTAACCAGCTCGTAGAATTTATTGCCTTTGCCATTGGGCGTGGATACCACGCGCAATTTCCATCCCGCAGAAATCACCGGAAACAGCGCTTTCCAAATCTCGCGACTGTCCTTGTGAAAAGCGAATTCGTCCAAAAACACGTTGGCAGAAAAACCGCGTGCAGTATCGGGATTGGCTGGCAGCGCGGTAATTTTGCTACCACCCGGCAACACCACTTCAAGTGCATTCGTGGTTGCATCAAACGGTACTTGTAAAATTTCACAAGCAATGCCGGCGGCTTCCAAGTGCCGCTTTACGCCTTCATTCATTGCTTCCTTGGCCTGTCGCTCACCGCGCGATAGGATTACCCAGCGGGTGCGTCTGCCTGAGCCTCGGCATCCAAGCAGTCCAAGACGATTTCCAGCGTGGTGGTGAAGGTTTTACCCGTTTGGCGGGCAAACATACCCACCTTAAAGCGGCTGGAATCAGCCAGCCATTTTTTTTGGTAGTCATAAAGCGTGAGTGCCGGTTGCGTCATGACATTACCCCATATACCTCTTGGCGAATGCGCTGCAATGTCTCTTGGTCAAGTCCGCTATTTTGCTGGGTAGACTCGGCTTCCAACTCGGCAAATTTTCGCTCCATTTTGTCACGCAAGCTTGCCTGAAACTGTTTCAACCGAGCTGACGCTGATGTGAGTGCGGCAATGTTTTTGGCCGCATCCGCCATCAGGCCGAAGCGCTCAATCGGCGGCAGCTTCTCTTCATCAATTTCACCAATGTCCACCATGGCATTAAACAGCTCAGTTTGCAGCATAGCCATCAGTGCTTCAGAGCGAGTATCTCCCTCGTCCGTAGCTTGATCTGCAATCATACGAGCCGCTTCGGTGCTGTCTTTGATGGCAGCAAAGCGTCGTTCGATTTTTTGACCATAGCGGTGCACGGCAGAGCGGCTGACTTCATAACCTTGTTCTTGTAACCATTCGGTGAGTTCTGAATAGTTTGCAAAGCCATTTTCAGCCAGTTTACGTTCGAAAGCCTGTCGGATATCGGCAGGTAAAGTAGCAAGAGTGCTGCGCTTGGCCATCATCAACCCTCCCAATATTTAACGGGGCGGGCAATACCGGCTTGGCAATCAATGGTGTATTCGGCAATATCGACCCCTAAGCGGGTTAAATCGGCGAACCACAATCCACTCGGTTGCTTGGTAACATCCACCAGCTTGCGATCATGCAAATAGTCCAGCTGCTGGCGTAATTCCAGAGCGGTGGTGTCTGGGTAAATGCCCCGCATGATGTCCAGCAAAAATGCTTCGCTGGTGGTGTAGGGTCGGGCTTTGTTCAATGCATTGATGACATTCCAGCGCATGCCTTCTCGACGTGCTTTTTCCATATTGCTCATCGCTTTGTACTTTCTATTTTGTAGAGGTTGGTCAAGGTTTCCTGCACACTGTCGAGCTTGGCTTCAATCACGGTTTGATTGCGAATGTAGTCTTCACGCCGCACATAATTGATGGGCATAGTGGCATCCAGATCAGCTTGCTTGCGCTCTAGGCCTTCCATTTTTTCAGAGAGCTTGTCTTGCTGCTTATTGCGCTCGGCCAGCTGTGACTGAAACTGGCTCAGCAGAATTTTGCCGAAGGTGAAACACACGCCTAAAAAGCCCAATAAAAAGCCAACGGCCTGCCAAAACTCAATCGTGATAAAGGTTTTTTCTTGCATGATGATCCTATGGCCAACCAGCTTCGTGGTATTCCTGGCACAACACACACAAACGCACGCCGGGGATGGCCTGCTGTCGTGCCAGCGGGATTGATTCTCCACAATCTTCACAATGGCTCAGGCTGGCACCGCTTGGTTGTTTTTGACTGTGCCGATAAAACGCTTCAGCCAAAAATTCGGCTTCGCGCTCGGCTGCTTTATCTGCAATATCCATCACTGCTCCTGCCGGTACCAAGATTGCCAGCCGCGTAGCTGGGCATCTTGCTTAGTGCACCAGCCACCATATTCAACAGCATGGGTCAGTAGGTGTTGGGGGGAGCCGCTGGCCGGACGCTCTGGGCGTTCATAAATGACCAGCAGCTCAGAAGACACAGGCGGCAATACCGGCTTTTCAATGGTCTGAATCGGGGTAGCCAAAGGCTTTGTTGTAGAGCCGCAGGCTGTCAGCACCGATGCCGCTATAGCAAACAGTGCTACTTTTTTCATCATTTTTAATCGCATTTGAAATATCCTTTTTTAATAACCCTTGAGCGATATCCAGCGCTTGGTTTGCTTTAGCCAAATCGGTGCTTTGCTTTTGCGCAAAGGCATACCATTTGTCTTTTTCAGCCTGAGCTTCCTGCAACTTTTGAATGTATTGCTGCTGGGCTGCCTGAATTTGGCTGTCCCATTCTTTTTGCAAATCCTGCTGTTTCACCAATTGGGCTTGTGTGCCATGCCGCACACCAAGGTAATAAATACCTCCGGATAAAGCCGCACCGATAGCGAAGCCAATGCAGTAATTGATGATTTTGATGCGCCAATCACTGGTCAGCATTTTTGCTACCTCCTATTTGCTGGGCAGCGGCAATGCCACGCCGGATTAGGGCATAACCGCCAACCATGCTGCCAAATGCCCACCACACATCAATCGCTGGTTCCGGCAACAAAATGAATTTGATGGTCATCACGGCGCAGGCCACATTTGCCCAGACTTTACTGTGTGATACCGCGCCTGTTTCGGGATTGGAGAAAAGCCCGGCAAGCCATTTCAGGAATGCTTTCATTGCATCTCTCCCGTCAACACCGTGGCGACTGCTTTGGCGACCAGCCACTTTTTGTCATGCCATACGGCCAGCTCGGAATCATTGCTAATGAAAAACAATTCAAGGATGATGCCGCCATTGCGCACATACCCCAGTCGACTGTGTTGGCCTGCGTTTTCTGGTTGCCAGCCACTGACACCGCGCAACGGGCTACCTGTGATACCTGCAACAGCCTTGCATAGCTTTTGGCATAAAGCTTTGTCTTTTGGCTGTGCCAATGCTTCCACACCTTTTGCTGATTTGTTGGACGAGGCATTGCAGTGGAATTCGACGGCGGCACGGCTGCCTTTAATGAGCTTGATGGCTTGAGTCAAGGGTAAATTGCCTTTTCCTTCGCCATCTGTCTTGATTTCAATACCCATGGATTTCAGGTAATGAGCAACCATGTTGCGCATGTCTTGCGCAACATCCGCCTCTTTGATCGTGCCATTAACAGCACCCGGGTCTGTATTGCTGTGACCCGCTGTAATTGTGATAAACATGAAAAAATCCCCATAACAAAGTGTTATAGGGATTTTGGCTTTGATGGTGTTCGGCGGCTTTTAAAGCGCTTTAAAAATTACTTTTTATCAAAAATGTATCATATAGATTGGATTAGATTGGATCTAAAAATTTTAAAAATTAAAAGCTCCGGATTAAATAGACGACCATACAAGCAAAAAGACCAAAGGAAACTACCCATTGCAAAAAACAGATGACATCTTTTTGGTTCTTGATTCGATTATCAAGAGGTGTAAACAATTGTTGTATGTCAGCCGGTAATTCATCCTTTAAGTTGAGCTCTTCTCTAATACTATTTTTTTGTCTTGCTATTTCATTCTCAATAACGGATGCAGTTTCCGATTGATTATTTAGTGTACACAACATCAAAATAGCATAGATTACACAGCCTATGAAGATACCCGTATTTGCCCAAAATTCGGGAGATATGTAATGGTTTTCAATCTGTTTCATTTGAGTTGCAACAATAAAAGTTGCAGCAGGAATTCCTAATATTTGATTTTGAATATCGGCAAAAATTTTATGAGCTTTTGTGAAGTCATCTAGACGAGAAGCCGCCAATTTCTCTTTGTATTTTTCATAGCTGAAATCAGCACAAAACAAATTGTAATTATGCAATATGTTCTGATATAAGGCTTCCAAATTCAGTAAAAGATAGCTGAATCCTTCGTGTAAAGGCTGCAGTTTTACCAGTTCAACGACAGCATCAGCAAAAATTTCATTTACTTGCTCGCTATGAATATTATCTTCCTGCAAAAAAATCAATATTTTATTTAGAGCATCTTTAGAAATCTGGTTAATCACTGTATCTTCCATCACAATCAGTAATTCAAGCTTCTTTTTATTGTTTACAAAAAAAATCTGATTGCTATGAAAATGTACTGCGACCCGCTGCAGGTATGATACTAACTGCAATGCCAACTGGTAGTTCGTAAACCAATCAGGTTTTATTTCATCTGCACTAAAAAATACATCAGATAACACAAAGAAATCCTGAACAATTCCTGTCGGATTGTCTATCAAAAATTGATTTTCATTATCGTATACTTTTAAACCAAGGGCTGAAGCAGGTGGCTGAATGCAAATTTTAAATTTCTGTCCGACAGAAACTGTTTCTCCATCTTCTAAATTGGATGCTATCTTAGATTCAGAGGGAGTATTCAATGCCCAGTTTAGAGCAGCACAAACTGTCGAATCAGGAACCTTATATGGCGTATAAGTATTTTTCCATCCGGTAAGTTGTGTTGATTTGTAAATAATTGATAGGTACTCAATTTTCTGGGCTGTCGTTATCATTTTTCTGGACAGTAAATTCTGCTTTCATCTTTTTGGAAGGGTTTCTCAAAATAACTGCATCCATATCTTCATCGTAGTATGCGTTACCACGAATGATAGCATCTCGTCGTATTTTCAGGGTGTAAGCATTTTCGGTGAAAGTGACAGTATTTAGTGTATCAACCGTGGCTTTATGGGGAGAAAAACCGTCTGGGATTTTATATTCATCTTTATTCATGTAGTCCTGAATGTCTTCAGGAGCCTCTGGATAAACGGTTCGACTGAATACCTCGGCGTTAAACGGATTTTCTTCTGTCAAATTTTTGAGGTATTCATGGCTATCAGCATAAAATTTCAAAATGCGTTCTGGGGACATTTCTTTATCTTGGCTAAATTGCCCAACCAGTTCAGTTAAAGCAATGGTGATAGTCTTGGATCTGATAGAGGAATTACATCCTAAAAACTGTTGAAAAAAGTTAGATACATCGCTGCCACCAGCTAAGAAGCTGATATAGTTTTCATCTTGGTTTTTCCAAGCTGTCAAATCTACTTTCCCTGCGAATCGCATTTCTTTTAAATCTAAGAATTGCGTGCGCTTAAAATCGCGATTTTCAATGGCCGCACCTTTTTTGTTATTCACTACTGAAATTAGAAGCAAATCTTTACCATTTTCTGTTACGCAGAAAAAAACAATATTGGCAGAAGCCGAAGTGTGAGGAGCGCGATTCTGAAGGTGAGCCATAAAATTTTTTGTAGTTTGGATAAAATTCGTTTTTTTATCTATATACCATTGTTGCAAAAAAACACTGGCTGGGTAATTGACAGTATCCGATTCGAAATGGCCGTAGCTTTTGCCTACTCTTTTTTCATAATAGGCCAGCAGGCCATCAAGAAATTCGTTGGTAACTTCGGCATCATTTCCTGCTTCTTCATTCGCTAGGTCAATTGTTACTAAGTTTTTTTCAATTACAAGTTTATGAATGACAACATTATTTAAATGCATAACTTTTCCCTTTATAGATAAGAACAAAACATAATCGCAGCTATATTTTCATTCGGTCTTGCATAAAGAATTAGTATCTCTAAATTAATTACATCTGATTCAACGCTGCTTCATATTCTTTGGCTTGCAAAGATTTAGTTATACTGGCTCAGCAAACATCATGATGGGCATACCTTTTGTAATCATGACGGTATATTTCACATTATTTTGGACAAAGCTATTTTTGCCTGAATTTTCTTGATCAGGGTGCTTAGAGAAAGAATCCATTGTTGCGGCAATCATTTTTATAATTTTTCCACCAACAGTTTTATTGCCTTCATCACCATCAGCCGCAGAGAGAATAAATGCAGCAGCACTACCAATTTGTAAATTATCCAGTGCGTTATCTGTGGGAGCCATCATCACGGAAATAGAAGTGACTTTGTTGCTTTTGGGGTCTATAGCCACTGTGCTATGTAAGTTATTCGCAAACGCAATGGACGCTACTTTACGCACATCGCTTGCTTCTCCTTCAGGTTTGATGCCTGATGAAATCGCGAATGGTAATTCAACTGATTCAAAATCTTGATTAACCCGATTCCTAAATGTGTCGAAGTCCAGATCGAGGGTATCCACCTTAGGAGTTGGCACAGGAGAAGATGCGTTAAGGGTTGTTTCATTAGATTCAACCGCTTTGGTTGTAGAAGATGCCTTCTGGGCTATTTCAGCTGTCTGGTTGTTTGGTTCAGCGGCAAGGTTTGGATCAATAGCTACCCCAATAACAATGAATACGAACCAAATGATAGAACCAACAATAACACCCAAGGCATGTCGCGCTAAGCCTCCGGTACCTTTATTTTTTAATTTTTTGGCGAGTAGCCACCAAACCAAACCAGCAGCTGGAAAAGATAATAAAGCAAATAGTAAACCCATGTTGGCCCCTTTATATTTATTGAATTGAAATCTCTTAACGGATTAATTAATTTAAATCAAATCCCGCGATACGTTTACAACCTGTCCTATGACTTCTACATCTGGATGATTTTCCAGCTTTAATGGCATGGGTGGATAGGCAGAATTATCTGAAATCAACAACAAGCTTCCATCTATTTGTTTTTGTATTCGTTTCACCCACAAGGTATCCCCACTGCGGATAACATAGATATAACCATCTCTTGGATTGGATTTTGAAGTATCTACTAACAAGGTGTCATGATTCCCAATCGTGGGCTCCATGCTGTCTCCTCGGGCAAGTACACAATTGAGGTCTTTATGACACAATCCCCGAGAGTGCAACCAATCATTTCTAAATGCCAGCCGTGTGCTTGGGGCTAATACACCATAAGCGTGGGCACCATTCCCAGCAGAAACCTCAACATCAAACATGGGTATATAGGCATATTCATCTGCAATGATGGTGTCAATGCTTTTGGAATGCATTCCTGTCAAAATATATTGGACATCAAACCCAAAATCCAAAAAATCCATAATTTGAAGCGCGTTTGGATAGGATTTTTCATTCTCCCAATTCCAAACTGTATTTTTTTTGACGTCTAGTTTACTGGCCAACTCTTCTTGACTGAGCTGGTTTTTCACGCGTTCTTCTTTCAGTCTCGATCCGAACATAAACTAATCTCAAAATAATTGGATAAAGTAGTTGCTTATCCAAATATATTTGGATAAAATTAATTCAACAATTAAACAAGGTTGTTTATAAATATAAACGATGGAAGTTTATCACGAATATTTGGGAGTTATTCCATGAATGCAGAAAAAGTGAAGCAAGGTTTTAGAAATCGCGGTGAAACGCTTAAAAGTTGGTGCGAGCGACATGGGTATGAATATACCTACACATCTCGGATTCTCAACGGTAGCGTGAAGGCCAATCGAGGGAAAGCACATGAGATTGCAGTCGCATTAGGCTTGAAAAACCGCGCGGCATAGGAGCCATTATGAGTACCAAAGGCATTCGTTTACTGCGTGTGTACAAAGCGCTTAAAGCCCACCCGATTATTGGCATCAGTAATAAAGAAATTGCAGATGGGCTCGGTATTTCCCCCGTTCACGTCAGCCGAGACTTAGAAGATCTGATTGCAGAAGGACTGGTGCAAAAGCTGGATAACGGGAACTACGCATACAGCATCCAGACCTTGCAGATTGCCGAACGATTCCGCCGCGACCAAGAGCGCTTAAAAGCCAGACTGGGCGAACTGGAGCAGCGTGTTGATGCCGGTATTTATTAAACCCAAATGCGACGTCGTCGTATTTGAAAAGTGAAAATGGACGACGTCGTCCATTTTGGGAGCGAAATGATGAGTGACATGATGAAACAGGAAACCACCGTGGTCTCCAATCAAGCCGCCTTGAATAGCGTGGCGGTAATGGATCAATGGGGCAATGGCGAGGTTTACAACGAAGACCGCTGGGTGGAGCGTGCCCGACAGGCGGCGCGCCAGGCTATGGAAGGCATGTTTGAGTTGGGGCGTGCCCTGATTATTCTGAAAGAGCATACAGATCATGGACGATTTCGTGACATTGCCGAGAGTGAACTGGGGCTACACACCCGTGAAGTAACCAGATTGATGATGGCCACGCGTCGTTTTGCGACACCGCAAATGCAGAAAGCCGCACCCAAGTTGATGAATTTGGGGAAGTCCAAACTTCTGGAATTGTTGGTTGAAGAAGATGAGGCTGTCGTTGATCTGGCAGATGGCGGTGAATTAAACGGCCATAGTCTGGACGATGTTGAACGCATGAGTGTGCGTGAGCTACGCCAGGCTCTGCGTGATGCGCGTGATGAAACCGATGCGGCACGCAAAGTTTCGGCAGAAAAAGACACCAAGATTAATGATTTATCCGAAAAACTGGCTAAGAAACAATCATCTGTAAAAGAGGCCAAGCCCAGCGATGTGGCGGATGAATTGAAAATGTCGATGGGTGCCATTCAAGTGGGCATTGAAAGCCAAATTACCCGCCTGATACCGGTTTTTGAACAAATGATGGCACATGCCGAAGCGAATGGGATGGATCACAGCCCCGCGATGGTGGGCTGCCTGAATCAAATCATTCGAGATTGTGAAAGCCTGCGTGAGCAATTTGTGTTGCCCCAACAGCCACCTGTTGATGCGGTTCCTGAATGGTTTAAGGCCACGGAGTAACGCCATGAATAACCCGGCACTGATTGAGCGATTGACTGCCATTGCGCACCACGCGGACACATTGGGGCATGGCGTTAAAACACATTATTTAAAACAGCAGGCACAAGGATTGGGTTGGAGTATGGACAAATTGTATCGGCACTTAAAAAAAGTGGCTATTCAGCCGCAGCGCAAGCGCCGCGCTGATGCCGGTACGTCCACATTGACATTAGAGGAAGCCAAATTAATCAGTGCAGCAGTACTGGAAGGTGCCCGTAAAAACGGCAAGCGCATTATGACCATAGGCCGAGCAACAGAAATGCTACGGGCGAATGGTTTGATTGATGCCGTGCAGATTGATGAAGATGGGGTTTGTACCCCGCTGTCTGAAAGCACAATCACCCGTGCGTTAAAAGATTATGGATTGCACCCAGAACAACTGTTGCAGCCTGATCCTGTCACCCGCATGAAATCATTACACCCGAATCACTGGTGGCAGATCGACCCGAGTATGTGTGTGCTGTATTACTTGCCACGGCACGGCAAGGACACAGGTTTGCGCATTGCTGATGCAGCAGCATTTTATAAAAACAAACCAGCCAATCTGGTGAAAGTATTGAATGACCGCGTATGGCGCTATACCGGCACCGACCATGCCAGTGGCACGATATGTGTGCGCTACTATTTTGGCGGTGAAACCAGCCAAAACCTGTGTGATTTCTTTATTTTTATGATGCAGCCAAAAGCCAATGTGCACACCGACCCGATTCGTGGGGTACCGACAGGCGTGATGCTGGACCCGGGTAGTGCCAATACGAGCCATGCTTTTAAAAATCTGTGTAAACAGCTCGGTGTGCGGGTGCAAATCAATACGCCACACAAACCACGCGCCAAGGGGCAAGTGGAAAAAGCCAACGATATGGTGGAGACCGCATTTGAATCTGGTTTACGCTTTATTGAAATCAACAATATTGACCAGCTTAACGCACTGAGTCTGCGCTGGATGCAGTATTTCAATGGCACTGAAATACACAGCAGACACAAGATGACGCGTTATCAGGCGTGGAACCGTATTCAAGCCGAGCAGCTGATATTGCCACCACCGGCAGACTATTGCCGCGAACTGGCGGTATCTGCACCCAAGGAAGTCAAGGTTACTCCGGATTTAGAAATTCAGTTTTCAGGCAAACGATTTTCAGTGCGCGACATTGCTGATGTGATGGTTGGTCAAAAATTAATGGTGGCCAAAAACCCATGGCGGCCTGATGTGGCACAAGTGGCCACTTATGATGCAGCCGGAAATGAAATCTGGCAAACGGTTGAGCCGGTTGAGTTTGGCGACTTTGGTTTCCGTGAATCTGCAGTGGTGATGGGCGAAGAATATCGTGCCAGTGTTGACACGCCCGCCCAGCAACACAAGAAAGAGCTGAACAAGATTGCCATGATGGCTGACACATTGGAAGAAGCCGAAGCCAAACGCAAAACCAGCGCCTTGCCCTTTGGCGGCAGCATCGACCCATACAAGCATCAGGAAAACACTTTGGCCGAACGCAATATTTTGTATGTCGAAAAACAAGGCCAGCAACTGGATTACAACCGTAAAGAAGTGACGGAACAGGTTTTGAGCAAAGTTGAAATTGCCAAACTCTTGAAACCCCGTATTGACGCTGAAGGCGGGAATTGGCCGCAGGCGGTCAAAACCTTGCAGCTTATGTATCCGGGAGGCGTGGTCGCCAGTGAAGTGGAATCTGTATTTGAGCGCTTGCGCACATCAGGCAGCCTGAAACTACACAAAACAGGAACCGCGCTATGAACATCAAAACCACTTTAAAGCAGCTGGGCAAGTCGTATGCGGTGGTGGCCGGTGCGGTGGGTGTGTCACCGGCTGTTATTAGCCAGATTGCCAATCATGGTATTTGGCCAAAGCGAAGACCAGATGCATTACACGAAGCATTAAAACAGTTTTTTGTTGATAGTGGTACGGGCATTCCGAGTGACCTCTCACAGACCCCAGAAGCCGTACCAGCCCTGACTCAAGAAAGCGAGGACGACACTATGTTACTCAGAAAGACCGCATTAACACAAGCAACCAAAATGGCATTTGGCCTGCCACGTGATCCATTCAGCGAAGAAATCAGCAGTGCTGAAGATGTATTCACCAGCCCAGACATCAAGTATGTGCGCGAAGCCATGTTTCAGACAGCAGCGCACGGAGGATTTATCGCGGTGGTGGGCGAATCTGGGGCTGGTAAATCAACCTTGCGTGAAGACCTGCAGGATCGGATTGCACGCGAAGGCCGCCAAATCATCATGATTGAACCCTACGTGCTGGCCATGGAAGAAAACGACATCAAGGGTAAAACCATGAAATCAGTGCACATCGCAGAAGCCATCTTGGACGCTGTGGCACCCGGCACCAACCCGAAACGCAGCCCAGAAGCCCGGTTTCGCCAAGTGCATAAAGCACTGCAAGAAAGTGCGAAAGCCGGGAACAAACATGTGCTGGTTATTGAAGAAGCCCACGGCATGCCACTGCCCACATTGAAACATCTGAAGCGGTTCTTTGAGTTGAAACAGGGTTTTGAACGCCTCCTCGGCATCATCCTGATTGGTCAGACAGAACTGGCCAATAAGCTGTCTGAAAGCAATCCCAATGTGCGCGAAGTGGTACAGCGCTGCGAAGTCGTTACCCTGCAGCCACTCACTGACGGCAAGCTGGAGCAATACCTGAAGTTTAAATTTGAGCGCATGGGCAAGAAGCATACCGAGGTGATTACCGATGATGGCATGTTGGCCATCGCCGAGCGATTACAGCACCGTGCCCGCACCCAGCGTGGTACAGAGACAACCAGTCTGTTGTATCCGCTGGCCGTCAATAATCTGGTCAGCGCTGCCATGAATCAGGCAGCTGAACTCGGGTTTGAAGTGGTGGATGCCGATGTGATTAAGGGGGTGTGACATGCGCACTTGGTTAATGGATTTTATACGGCGCTTATTGATTTGTTGTGCTGTGTTTATGGCCGTTGCTGTGTTGTTTCCAGCCGTCGAGCACCATAACCCGCCACGGCAGCCCTCGCAGCAGGAAGCACACCAAGACGCGGTAGAGGCAGACCGCGAATGGCGGCAAGTGTATGGTCGGATGAGTGACCAAGACAAAATGACCGGTGTGGTATTTGAGCCCGTGGATGGAGAGTGACATGAAGATACGCTGTCCTGCTTGCGGCGCGACCATGAGTCTTGATGTCTTGATTGCCCATGATGATGCTCGAGCCTTGATTGTTGGCCTCACGGTATTGTCTGACGATCTTGCCAAATCGGCGCTGCGTTATTTGACGCTGTTTCGCCCCGCCAGCCGCGATTTGTCTTTTGACCGAGTAGCTAAATTACTCAATCAGCTGCTGCCGGATATCCAAACCGAACAAATTGAGCGCAATCGGCACACTTATCCTGCGCCACGCGTTGCTTGGATCTGGGCTTTTGGGCGCTGCATTGAAGCCCGCGATGCAGGGAAATTAACACCGCCTCTGACAACACACGGCTTTTTGTATGAAACCCTGACGTTTTGGAAGCCAGATTACACACCCGTTTCAAGCACTTCTGTACCCCAATCGGCACTTATGCCAGCGCCTTCTAGTAAGTTGCGCCATGGAGTAGCCGCGCTGGCGGGGTGGGCACAACAGGGAGGACAGGATGAGTAGTTTTTTGCGCCCACTAATTGCCCAAGGACTGGCCAAATTGTCTGTATTGAATTTGCCCAGCCGCCCGGCTGCCGTGGATTTGGTCGCCGTTGCCGATGTTTGGATGGAATCGCTGCTGCGCTATCGCCAAGACTGGCGCGCGGACTTGGATGCGAAGCGCATTGAACAGGCTTTTTGCTATTTGATTGACCACGCCGAGCAATGGCCAAATCCCCGCGATTTAATCCGGGCTATGGCACCACGGCCACAACCGATGCAGAAGCAACTACCCACCCCGCCAGTTTCACCGGAAAAGGTTGAAGCAAACCGCCGACAACTCGCCGCCATACTTAAACAATTAAGCAACAAAATGGAGATACCCAAATGAATCAAATTGACATGAACCAATATCGCAAAGACGCCAAAGGCAATTTGGTGCCGATAGACAATATTCGCCCCATTGACATGATGCGTGACGAGTTAGTGCAAGAGATTGTGGGACGTGCTCAGGCTTGTGCCGATAATCTGGCCGAATTCAAACGCAGCGCCATGGATGACATTGCTGCGTTTGTTCAGCTTTCAGCCGACCGCTATGACGTCAAAGTGGGTGGCCGTAAAGGCAATATCACACTGCACAGCTTTGATGGCAACTACCGCCTACAGCTCGCGGTACAAGATACTTTATCTTTTGATGAAGGTCTTCAAGCAGCCAAACAGCTGATTGACGAATGCATTGACGAGTGGACGGTGGGCAGTCGCAGCGAAGTTCGCGCTTTGATTAATGCGGCTTTTGATACCGACAAAGAAGGCAACATCAGCACCGCTCGGGTGCTCGGTCTTCGTCGCTTGCAAATCAACGATGCAAAATGGCAAAAGGCCATGGATGCTTTGAGTGACAGCTTGCAAGTGGTGACCAGCAAATCTTTTGTACGTGTGTATCGCAGGCTGGAAAACGAAGAATACCAACTGTTGAATTTGGATATTGCCAAAATTTGATGAAAATCCATCATCCGCGCGGCACGGTTTGCCGTTTCACTTTACCAGGAGTTTTTATGAACAAATCTGAATTAATCCAAGCCATGGCCACCGAAGCGGAACTGACCAAAGCTCAAGCCAGTGCTGCTGTTGATGCTTTTGAAGTGGTTATCACCCGCGCATTGTCTGAGGGCACGAGCGTGGCCTTGGTGGGCTTTGGCACCTTTTCGATTGGCGAACGGCAAGCGCGCACGGGTCGCAATCCTAAAACGGGTGAAGAGCTGAAAATTCCAGCAGCTCGCGTGCCTAAATTCAAAGCCGGTAAAACACTAAAAGATGCTGTGCAATAAGTGAACGTTAATCCATGCCTGTGCCGTGCGCAGGCATGTGTGAACGATTACGGTTATTAAGGAGACCATCATGACGTTAAATACCGCATCCCAGAAAGCCAAGCTGGTGCGTTTGCTGCATGTGGCCAAAACACAGTTGATGATGTCTGATGCCGAATACCGTGCACAGTTAGCCACAGTAAGCAATGGCAAAACCAGTAGCAAAGCCTTATCGGTACCCGAGCTTGAAGATGCTTTGCGCAGCATGAAAGCGCGCGGTTTTGTGGTGACGATCAATCGCAAGCAGTCCAAACCAGATTTGCCCATTTATGATGACCATGGTCAAACCAAAATGATACGGGGGCTGTGGCTTGAGTTGCACCAGATTGGTGCGGTACGAGATCCTTCCGAGCGGGCACTGGCCAATTTTGTGAAGCGCATGACGGGTGTTGCGCACCCCCGTTTTTTGAGTACGGATCATGCGAGCGTAGTGATTGAACAGCTTAAAAAATGGTTGCAACGCGTGGGAGACAAAGATGGCCGATGAACGCATCCCCGAGCTGGTTGCCGATTTAGAAGACCAACTGGTCGCCTGCTTAACCAGAGAAGCAACTATTGATCATGCCCAAGCGGTGATGATTGCCAAGAAAGCGGCTCGGCGGGTGACCGACAATTGGGGCGGGCAGCTGATTTATATCCCGAAAAACCACAACGGCCAGCTCTCTGAGCGCGATATTAAAATCTGGAAAGAGTTCAATGGGAAAAACCATGTGGCCTTGTCCAGAAAATACAATCTAACTGTGCAACAGATTTACAGCATCCTGCGTGGTGTCGGTGAGCGAGAACGAGCCAAAAACCAGCCGGATTTATTCGGGTAAGCACGAAGTAAATCAAAACCGCATTTATAAACGTTTATAAATGCGGTTTTTCGTTGTTTCTCGGTTAGGTGGTGCCATTGCACCAACTGAAACATAAAATGGATTGTGGCGGCGCTATGGCGCTATTGGCACAAATATCATGATTTGATTCGCGTCCCTGTGTTTTTTTAAAGCGCTTTAAAAGATTTGATTATACCCACGTAGCAATATAGCCCCATCGTTTGATGGGGTATTTTTTATGTCTTTTGAAATCTTTCGCGCCGGGCGTCGCACCACCAGCAAGGGGCAAACGCTGGATTTTAGCGATGCTGATATTGCGGCAGCTGCAGCAGCGTATGACCCGGCAGCTCATGAAGCACCGATTGTGATTGGGCATCCCGGCGATACAGCCCCTGCTTACGGTTGGATTAAGCATCTTGCGGCTGATGGCGGCAGCCTGAAAGCCGAGTTCAAAGAAGTAGACAACGGCTTTGCTCAGTTGGTGCGCGATGGTCGCTATAAAAAAGTTTCAGCTTCATTTTACCCACCCGATCATCCGGCCAACCCAAAGCCAGGCGTGTGGTATCTACGCCACCTTGGTTTTTTGGGTGCGCAGCCGCCGGCAATCAAGGGCTTAGATGCGATTGCTTTTGCTGAAAACGATGGCTGTGTGGAGTTCAGTGAACTGGCTTTCGATTACAGCGCCGGTATTTTTCGCCGCTTGCGTGATTGGTTTATTGGCAAATTTGGCGTCGATGAAGCCGACAAAATCATTCCCGATTACATGATTGAAAGCATCCAAGAAGTATCCCGTTATCAAGACACGCCTGCTGAGCAGGCAGCATTTTCCGAACCCCCTTTTACCACCCATGAAAACCATGAAACCTCCAAGGAGATTGTTATGCCGACCGAAGAACAACTGGCAGCCGAAAAGGCTGCGCGTGAAAAAGCCGAGGCCGAGCTGCCCAAGCCAAGGCGGAGCTGAAGCGATTACAAGATGAACAGGAACAAAGCCTGCGCACCGCTTCACACGATGCCAATGCCAATTTTGCCGAAGCTTTGGCTAAAGAAGGCAAATTAAAGCCAGCGGATAAAGCACTGGTTGTGCAAGTGCTGGATTTTGCTGAACACCCTCAGCATACCACCGCTGACTTTGGCGAAGCGGGTTCAGCAAAGCCGCTGGCACAGGCCATGCGCGATTTTTTGACTGCCCTGCCGCAGGTAATGGATTTTGCCGAAATGGCTACCGCCGACAAGGCCGGTGCAAAACCTGCCGCCGGGTTGGCGGATTTTGCGGAAGCTAACCCGGATGCACTAAGCCATCATCAGCGTGCGTTGGCTTTATCTAAAAAAGAAGGCATCGGCTATGAAGAAGCTGCTCGCCTCACTGTTCAATAAGAAAGGAAATAAAGCATGAGTGCTCATTTGAAGAATTTACGCCAGGTTGATCCGGTACTCACTCAATTGGCTCAGGGCTTTCGCCAAGCTGGTTTGATTGCAGAAAAAATTATGCCGGTGGTACCTGTTGATAAAGAAGGCGTCAAGGTACCGGTGTTTGGCAAAGGCTCTGTGCTGAGCTATGAAACCGAACGCGCACCGGGTGCTGATAGCAACGTCATCACGCTTGATCAAGCCAGCTATTTGCCCATTGTGCTGGACGAACACGATTTGTCAGCGCCGGTTGATTATCGTGAACAAGCCGAATCCTTGTTTGATGAACAAGCCAAGGCGACTCGCCGGGTGACTGCGGGTGTGCAGTTGCGGCAGGAAATCGAAACCGCCGCCCTGGTACAGAAAAGCTCAGTGTATGCAGCGGGTTTGACCAGCGACCTCTCAGCTAAACAATGGAGTGATGACGCCAATGATCCTGTGGCCGATGTTAAAGCAGCCAAGGCTGAGGTGCGCAAAGCCTGTGGTCAAGAACCGAACGTATTGGTTTTGGGTGCTGCGGTTATGGATTGCCTTGTTCTCCACCCCGCATTGAAAGCTTATTTGTCTGGCACCGAACGTAAGATTTTGACCGAAGAAATTCTGCGGAATCTGTTTGGGGTGGATGAAATCATCGTTGGCAAAGCGGTGGCCGCTGCGTCTACAGGTAAACCCGTGGAAGACGTGTGGGGCAAATTCGCTTCCTTGATTGTTCGGCCAACAGTGATTGAATCGGGTAACGACGAGGGTATTCAGTCGTTTGGTTATACCTTCCGCCGTCGCGGCATGCCGATTATGGATCGTTACGATGGTGTTGGCGGGAAGATTGAATATGCCCGCTATACCGACATCCGTAAACCGGCTGTGGTGGGCGGCACCTGCGGCTATTTGTTCAAAAACGCCATTGCTTAATTAACCAGGCTGCCTGAACCGTTTCAGGCAGCCAATCGAAAGGATGAATCATGGCTCAAACCAAACAAGTTGTTTTGACCACCACAGTGCTGGCCGCTACCGCGTGGCAGCCTAGTCGATTTGTGAATTATGCCGGTGCGCAAGCTAGTGCGGGTGATGCGGTATTGGGGGTGTCTGCTTATGCTGCGGATCAGGGCGATATGGCCGCTGTGGACGTGGTCGGCATCGCCATCGTCGAGGCAGCAGGCGCCATCGCGTCAGGCGATTCTGTGGCCGCAGATGCCCAAGGCTTGGCGATTAAGCTTGGCGGAAGTGGTATTGCCGCTGGGCGAGCATTGGATGCGGCCAGCAGTGCCGGTGAAACCATCCGTATTTTACTGGGGGCTTAATCATGGCTGTGAAAGTCTATATCGCGAAGATTGGTTTGGTCTTGACCAATGCGGATGGCAGCACGTTCCGTGTCGGCGTGGGTGAAGCTGTAGAGCTAACGCCGGAGCAGTACAAAACGGTGTCCGCGTATGTGGATGAAGGCCATATCAAGGATGCGGATTTGGCCGCCAGCGGTTATCAGCCCGATGGCGAAACGCCAACTGCTGATGATAACCAAAAGCCTAAATCCAATCGTGGCAACAATAAACCTGCTGCAGCACAGGCCAAGGAATAGCGATGTACATCACGCGCGATGACGTGGCCGAATCCATGAGCTTGCTTGAGCTGGCACAACTCAGTAATGACGACCCGGCCATGGCCAATAGTGAGCCGGATTGGCAGGTGGTTGACCGAGCCATTGCCTATGCTTGCGAACTGGCGGATGGCTATTTGCAAGGTCGTTATCCGCTGCCGTTGACGGACAGTACCAGCATGCTGCGGTTGTGGTGCACCGACATCGCGCGGCATTGGTTACACCGCCGCCGAATCAATACCGCAGATTTTCCGAAGCCATTGGAAATGGCTTATCAGGATGCACTCAAACAGCTGACCTTGGTGCGCGATGGCAAGCTGCATCTGGGGGTTCGCGGTACTGACGACCAAGCTACTGACGCGCTACAGCCAGAACCGGGTGCCTACCACGTTCGCGCAGCACCCAAACAAAACTGGGAAGGCTACTGATGAGTGCAACCAAACCAATTTTGGACAGCGTATTGGCACACCTTCAGGCAGCCTTGCCCCATTATGCAATCCAATTGTTCCCAGACAACCCCGCGCAATACCGTTTTGTGCATCCACTCGGCGCGGTGTTGATTGGTTACCAAGGCAGTGAGTTTAAAGAGCTGCGTGACGTTGATTTGATTGCACAAGAGCGCAGCATCAGCTTGCACTTCACGGTGTTTGGACGCGGCTTAAACAGCGATGGTGCGGCATTGGATTTGTTGGATGCACTGCGCTTAGCCATTGTCGGCTTTCGCCTGAGAACTGCGAACGCATTCACCTGCTGGGCGAACGCTTTCTGGATGAAACCGCAGGCGCATGGCAATACGAGCTGCGGGCGCAGACCGAAACCATGCAAGTTGAAAACCGCATAGAACCTAATCGCCCAAAACTGACTGCAGCATTTTATCGCCGTCCCGACCAACCTTTAAACCCCAATCTCAAACCCAAATAAGGAGTAAATCATGGCAGCAGCTATTTGCATGGCGTTGAAACCCTCCGTATCGACGGAGGCAGTAGCCCGGTTTATACCGTCGATGGTGCCATTACCGCCATCATCGGTACCGGCATGGCCGGGCCGGTAAATGAACTGACCGTGTGTCAAACCGTTAAGGATTTCAGCCAATTTGGCACGGTTATTGGCGCGGGCTTCACTTTGCCTGATGCCGCCAATATCGTGACTCGGTACAAGTCAGGTGTTTTCTATGTGATTAACGTGCTTGATCCAGCGAAACACAAGACAGTCGTGCCCAGTGAAGTCTTGATTGTCGACAGCGACACGTTAATTGCCGCTACAGCTCATCCTGCTCTATTGCCAGGCTACGTGGTCAAATCCGATGACACAGCTTTAACAGCCGGAGTCGATTACAGCATCGATGAAGTCAGCGGAGAAATCACTTTTGCCAAAACACCCTCTAATCCGACAATCAACTACACCTATCTGGATCCGACCAAAGTCACCGAAACAGATGTGATGGGTGGTTATGTTGCCGCCACAGGCAAGCGCACTGGGATGGAATTGATGACGGAAGCTTCAACCGATTGGGTGCCGATGCCAAAATCATCATCGTGCCTGAATACGATGCCGATCCTGAAGTGGCTGCCGCGATGATTACATTAGCCGAACAGCTTGAGGCTATTGCTTATGTGGCCGCGCCCAAAGGCACTACATTAAGCCACGCTATTCAAGGCCGTGGCCCACTGGGTGACATCAATTTCAAAACCTCATCTGATCGGGTGCAATTGTTTTATCCCTATGTGTATGGCTCCAGCGGTGGACTGGAAAGTTTGGCCACGCACGCTGCGGGTCTGCGCATGAAAACCGATGTGGACAATGGCTATTGGTTCAGCATTTCAAACCGAGAGATGCTCGGTGTGACCGGTATTGAAGTGCCCCTGACCGCACGTATTGACGATGCACAGGCAGAGACCAACCGGCTCAATGAAAAAGGCATTACCACGGTATTCAATAGCTATGGCACTGGATTCAAAATGTGGGGTAACCGGCTGGCGTGTTTCCCAACCATTACCCACATTAAGAATTTTGAGACGGCGCAGCGTACTGGTGATTTGATTGATGAATCCATCCGCCGCGCTGAACTGCAATATGTGGATTTACCCATTGATGATGCACTGATTGACAGCTTCCTCGGCACCGTGCGGACGTATCTGGGTACGCTGAAAAGCATTGTTGGCTTCAGTGTTGAGCTTGATTATGACTATGACCTTGTTGACGCATTCAGCAAAGGGCAAGTGCCCATCAAGTATGACTACACCCCCAAGCTACCCGCCGAGAGCATCACCAATACCAGCGTGATGACGCGCGCGTATCTGGCCAATTTAATCAGCAATCAGGCTGCATAAGGAGTCAATCATGGCAGAATTAAATGCAATCTATAACGCCAATGTGTATGTGAATGGTAATAGCCAACTCGGGCGCGCCAGTGAATTCAAGTTGCCTGAAATCGAAATTGGCCAGGACGAACACAAAGGGCTGGGTATGGTGGGTACCATCAAGCTGCCCAGCGGTGTGGAGGCGCTGGAAGGTGAAATCACATGGAACAGTTTTTACCCAGATGTGTTCACCAAAGTTTATAACCCGTTTAAAGCCCTTCAATTGATGGTGCGCGCTAATGTGCAAGCATTTAATGCGGCTGGGCTGGCTGCTGAAGTGCCTATGGTGACAATCGTCACGGCCACATTCAGCAAAAATCCTTTGGGTAGCTACAAGCCCAAGGAAAAAGCGGAGTTCTCCAGCACATTTCAGGCAACCGAAATCCGGCAAACCATCGGTGGTCGTGAAACGCTGTATTTCAATGCCTTCACCAATCAATACCGCGTGAATGGCGTTGATATGCTGGCACAGATGCGCTCAAACATTGGCCAGTAATTTTTAAAGCGCTTTAAAAGCCCTGAGCAGCACTTAAACCTAAACTCATCCTTGCATTAAGGGTGAGTTTTTTTATGGCCATCCGTTTACAGATGTGGGCTTTGACACCGGCACCCACCCGGTTAACCAACCAAGGAAAAATCATGGCAAATGAAGCACAACAATTGCAAGAAAAACTGGGCAGCAGCAAGACCATTACACTGGTTGAACCTATTGATACACCCAATGGCACTGTTACTGAGCTGACCCTACGCCGGGTTCGGGTGAAAGACTTCAAGCGTGCTGCCGAACAATATCCTGATAATGCAGTGCTGCAGGAAGCACAATGTTTGGCGATTGCGTCCGGGTTACAGTCTGAAGATTTTGATGAGTTGGCTTGGGAGGACTACAGCCAAGTGCGTCAGTTTTGTCTGGGTACTCACTGATTGGGATGGTTTTTCTCAGGCAGCTGCCGATCTGGCTTGGTGGTTTAATTTTTCACCTGCTGATATTGAAGAAATGTCACTTGAAGAATTAATGGAATGGCAGAAACAGGCGAATCGGCAGTTGAAAGCCAAATACAGTAAATTTTAAACGCGTTGTTTTCGGGTGGAACTGATGCGAAGCCCGGAAACAAACAACGCAATTAGCCAGCTTGCTATGGTAGCCATGATGCCAACGCCGACAGCAGCGAAAGGTGTAATCAAGGCGAAAGACACAATCGCCAGCAACACACTGCCGCTACTGAACCACAGGCTGGTAAATAGCCAGATTGCAGTTACAGCAGAAAAGCCAACGAATAAAACCGTGGCCAGAGATGTGGTGAAATCATTTTCAAAATCAATGTTCATAAGGCATTTTTAACATAGGTGGTCATCAATGGCAAAAGAATTATTGGTTAGCGTTGCGATTGGTGCAACACTCAAAGCCGGATTTACTGCTGTTTTTGGCCGCGCTGAGAATTCAGCCAAAACACTTGGCACCGAAATCAAAACAGTCACCAAACAGCATGAAGCACTCGGGCGATCAATGCGAGCCCAGCAATCCCTCAATCCAAGCCGTGACTTATCAAAACAAGCGCGCGCTTATGCGGGCATGGCCATCGAAATTAGTAAGGCCACCAAGGCTCAAGAAGGTCTAAATAAGGCAATAGCTGGGCAAAAGGCTGCGGCTGCTAACCGCCAGCGGTTGCGTAGCGAAATGGTTGAAACAGCCGGTCATGCTGCAGTCATTGCCGCACCGATTGTGGGTGCTGTCAAAAAATACATGGAACAGGAAAGTGCTTCAGCAGATTTAAAAGTATCCATGATGAAAAAAGATGGCAGCTTTGGTCAATTCAATGCCATCGACAAATTGAATGCTCAACTGGGTCAGATGTTGCCTGGCAACAAAGCCGACTTTACGCGTATGAGCTTAGGCTTAAAAAGCCAAGGTGTATCTGATAAAACCATTCTCAATGGTGGTGGATTGGCCACGGCACAATTAAATGTGGTTATGGGGAATGATATTGCCGATGGATCATTCTTTGCCAAGCTAATGGAAGCACATGGCATTAAGGAGCACGAGCTACTCAAGGCCGCTGATTTGACACAACGCGCTAAATTTGCAGCAGGTCTAGACAAAGAAGACATGTATCAGGCCATGGCTTACTACGCACCCAAAGCCAACACTCTTGGCCTAACTGGACTCAAAAACCAGAAACAGATTTTTGCTGTTGAAGGCTTGGCGGCAAACAAGGGGCTGGAAGGTTCATCATTCGGCACCAATTTTTCAATGATGCTCAGTCAGCTTTCAAAAGGGCCACAGATGATTGCAATGGCCAGTAAGGGGATGAAAGCTGAGGTGCGCAATATGATGGAGAGCTCTGGCGCGCAATTTGAGTTTTTTAATAAAGACGGCACCATGAAATCGCTGCGCGACATTACGGGTGAAATGGAAACTGGCTTTAACAAAATCAAAGCCAAGTTTGGTGATCGCGGGGTCATGGATGTGGCCGATGCTATTTTTGGACAAGAAGGTGGTCGCGTTGCGCAAATTATGGGCCAAGCTGGATTGTCTGGGTTTGATGCCTTTGTTGGCAAAATGGATCAGCAAGCATCACTGCAGGACAGGATTAAAGTCAAAACCGACACGTTGTCGTCGTCATTAGAGCAGCTCGGAGGCGTTGCAGAAAATGCAGCTGGCCAATTAGGTTCTATTTTTGCACCCGATATTCGCGCGTTTGCCGATTCAGCACAGGGGCTAATCGACAATTGGATTGTGCCATTCATGACGCAGCATAAGGGCTTGATTAAATCAGTAGTTGGATTGATGGCAGGCCTATTTACATTGAAACTTGCTATTTTGGGTGTGTCTTATGCGGGTTCGATGATGGCCATGCCATTTCGCTCTATGCTGGTTGGCGTCAATAAATTCAAAGCGCTGAAAAGCATTTGGGCATTGATGCGCATTGGTGAAGTATCTCGAGGTGTCGCGGTATTCAGAATGCTGGGACTATCGGCAGGCAATGCGGCCAAGGCCGCTGGGTTGGTTGGCCATGCGGCCAGCCCATTGACGGGTGTTTTTACACGTATTGCAGCAGGTGCCGGTGCGATGGGCAAGGCGCAAATTGCTTTGGCTTTGTTGCGCCAAGGTCTGATGGCAGTGGGTCGGGCATTTTTGATGACACCCATTGGGCTGGTTGTTGCTGCCATTGCTGTCGCTGCTTTGTTGATTTACAAATATTGGAAGCAGATTAAGGCCTTTTTTGGCGGCTTGTGGGACGGTATCAAACAAGGGATGGCTCCGCTTGCCCCGATGTTTGCGGCATTTGGTACCGCGTTAAGCAGTGTTTGGCAGCATGTTCAGCCATTTGTTCAGCCTATTATCAACTGGTTTCGTGACTTTTTTTCCGTTAGCCAAGTGGCTGAAGGTGGAGCTCGTAGCTTTGGCCAAGCAATCGGTATGTGGATTGGGCAGACTATTTCTGCTGTGGTGGGTTGGGTAGTTGGCAAAATCAATGAAATGAAAGCCGCGTTCAGTGGTGGGCTGACTGGCATTCTGACTTTAATCATCAACTGGTCACCGCTCGGTGCATTCTATTCTGCCTTTGCTGGCGTAATGGGATGGCTTGGTATTACGTTGCCGAGTTCGTTTACCGGATTTGGGCGAATGATTATTAATGGTCTTGTTAATGGCATTAAATCCGGTGCATCCAGCGTGGTTAATACCATCGTTTCTCTTGGTAAATCAGCCATTACGGCAGGCAAAGCAGTCTTAGGTATCCACTCCCCAAGCCGGGTTTTTCGCAGCATAGGTGGTTATGTCACGGAAGGTTTGCAAATTGGCTTGTCCGGTGGCGCATCAAAACCGCTTGCAGCCATCGGCAATATCGCCTCGGGATTGCAACAGCGTTTCAAAAACCGCAGCGGCACCTTGTCTGCACAGCTGAATGAGCAAATGCAGGCAAATTCTGCTGAATTTGCACGTGGCCGCGTGGGGCAACCGAGCAACAGCCAAGGTGTCACCATAAATTACAACCCTACTATTCAATTGACCGGCAATGCGGACGTGTCTGCGATACAGCAGGCGCTCAAATTAAGCCAACGAGAATTTGAAGAGATGTACCGACGCATGGTGCATGGACAAGAGCTGAGGAGCTATTAATGTATGCAACCCTGGGTGATGTCAATTTTGAATTCTTAAACAGCTTCAGTGATTTTGAAGAAACACACAGTGCGGTTTTTGCTAAGCACGATGTGCTGGCAGGCCGACCTCGCCTGCAAGCCATGGGCAATGACTTAACGACTGTTCGATTCGGTGTCGGGTTGCACTGGAAGTTAGGTAACCCTGACACGGCATACAAAGGCTTGATTCAAGCAAAAGAAGCCCAGCAAGCGGTGTCGTTGGTGTTTGGCTCTGGTCGGTTTGTTGGCTGGTGGGTGATTGAGCGTGTGACCTGCCGCACGCTCAAGCAGGACGGCAATGGGCGCACTGCAGCTCGCGAGCTGGATGTTGAACTGACCGAGTTTGTGGGAGATCCCAACAATCCGCTAGACACACCGGGCATTTTGTCTGGCCAAAACCCGTTGCTGTCTTTGCTGCCGGAATCGGTACAAGGTGCCATCAGCAAAGTAGCAGATGCCGTTGAAACAGGCGTTCGCATCTACAATCAGGTCGAACAAGGCATTAATGATGTACAAAATTTAATTAGCCAGGCACAAGCATTAAAAAATGATCCACTGGCCATGTTTGGCTTGGTTGGTGATGCATTGTCACTATCTGGGTCGATGCTCGGCAGCCTTAATGCCTTGCCTGAAATCGGACAATGGTTCGGCAATTTAAGCGGTGCCGTTGATTTTTTAAGCTATGCAGCCCAAGCAGCGTCTGATGTGCGCAATGCAGTTGGGATTATTCAAAGCGGCTTTGACAGTGGCTCGTGGGGTGACTGGCTTGCCGCCGGCGCCAGTTTATTTGATAGCGCCGGAGGCAGCATAGCCAATGCAGCGGCAGGAGCCGAATCACTGACGGCATGGCTCGCGGTGCGTAAGGATGGTGCGTAATGGCTAATTCGGTGCTGCAATACACAACGCGCGAGGGTGACCGCTGGGATTTAATCGCCCATAAGTATTATGGTGATGCAACGTTGATTGATGGTCTTATTGCGGCCAATCCCCATTTGCCGATTGCGGAACAATTTGCTGCCAATTTGACTGTGTTCGTGCCGGTTTTGACAGCATCACCGCAAAATGCACAGGAGGACATGCCGCCATGGATGCGCTGAGTTTATTATCTGGTGCAGTGTCCATGCTGGGCGGCCAGAGTACCCACCCCGTTACACTGCCGGGTTTCACAATTAAATATGAGCAGAAGGACATCACAGCTGACATCAAACCCGGTTTGATCAGTATTGAATACACCGATTATTTAGGCGACCAGTCTGATGAGCTATCTGTATCGTTTGAGGACATCGCTGGAAAATGGCTGCGTGGCTGGTATCCTAACCAAGGTGATGCATTGAGTTTGTCCATTGGTGACCAGTTTACCGGGCTAATCGATTTGGGCAGTTTTGAGATTGCCGAGATTGAGTATGACATGATGCCCAGCGTGATGACGCTTAAAGCCCTATCCACGGGCATCACCCGCGCAAACCGTACCTTGCAACCCAAATCCTATGAAAAAACCACGCTGGCCAAAATTGTGCGGATCGTGGCCGGTCGTTTGAAACTATCGGTGACTGGCACGGTAGCCAACATCCAGATTGAGCGTGTCACACAATACCAAGAACGCGATGTTGAATTTTTAACGCGCCTGGCTAAACAGTATGGTCACACGTTTAAAATTGTTGATAAAACCTTGGTGTTTATGGCGAATACTGAATTGGCCAAACAAGAGCCGGTTGCGATTTTATTGCCTGAAGACATCAAATCTGGTCGGTTCCGCGATTTGATCAAAGGGGTACCAGACAAGGCGGTGGTGACCGGCTATGACACTAAAAGGAAAAAGGTGCGAACGGTGACACGTAAGGGCAAACCATTGCGCAGCAGCGCCAAGCGGCCAAGCACCAGCGACACTTTAAAAATTGTGGCCAACAAAGGGGAATCTGACCAACAGCTTGCTGCCCGTGCCGATGCTGCTCTTGCGGATGCCCAACAAAATCAGGTTTCAGGCAGCCTTGCGATGTTTGGCAATGCCAAATTGGTGGCCGGGCAAGTGGTACAGTTGAAGAACCTTGGCCAGATGTCAGGCAAATATCTGGTCAAACAAGCCCGGCATGATCTGCGTCGCAGCACGGGCTACGTAGTAACGCTGGACATCAAAATGCTGGAATACGTGGCCGATGAACCAGAAAAAAAGGAAACTGCTGATGCAAAAACAGCATGAATTTGGCAGCACGCTGCAGTTTGGTATTGTTGCTGCCGTTGATGACGCCAAGCACAACATCAAAGTCAAAATCCCGGCTTTGGAAAACATGGAAACCGATTGGCTGCACATGATCACAGCCGCAGCAGGCAGCAATCAATTTTATTCATTACCTGATCCGGGTGAACTGGTTGCCTGTTTGCTTGATGCGCGTGGTGAAGGCGGCGTGGTGTTGGGTTCTATTTATAATGATGCCGACAAAACACCCACTGGAAACCGTAATATCTGGATGAAAAAATTCATCAATGGCACAGTCATCAGTCATGATCGCAGCACGGGTGATGTGGTCATTAACACCCCGGGCAACATCATGGCCACAGCAGCCGGAACCGCTACCATTGACGCGCCTGAAACCATAGTGACCGGCAATTTACTGGTCAAAGGCTCACTTACCTATCTGGCGGCATGTCGGGGTCAGGTGGTTCGGGTGCCGCCGCTGCAATCAAGGGCAGTATACGAGTTGAGAGTGGTGATGTGGTTGCGGATGGAGTCAGCCTTAAAACACACACGCATCCAGACATGACCTCCGGCGGTGATACGGGTGAGCCCAATTAGATATTTTTTAAAGCGCTTTAAAAGTCTATCAGTCCCACTGTCTTCATAATCCCTACAACTACTGTTGCAGGGATTATTTTTTTACCTGCACCCAAGAGGACAAGATGACGACTACCCCACGTACCCGCCATTGGCAGCTTGCACCAGCAGACGCAGGTGTTGATGTTGTGTCTGGCGTAGACGACATTAATTTGTGCATTCTGAATATTTTAGGGACACGCAAAGGCACTGATGTCACGCGTCCGACTTTCGGTTCAAACCATCTTGATTACATTGATACACCAGAAGATGTTTTTGTACCAGGTGTTACCCGTGAGGTGATTTTAGCGATTCAGACGTGGGAAAAACGAGCGGTTATTGAGCAAGTTACATTTTCTGGTCATGCCCCGGACATCACGATGACCGTACATTGGCGGGTTGCAGATGAGGTGGCCGGTGAAATTTATCGGACAGATATTGGATTGGTAAGCAAATGACGGATCTAGAAACATTGGCTCGCACCGATGTCAAAATCGTTGATGACGACTTGGCCACGGTTTTATCAGCCACGATTGCCGATTATGAAGCGCGCACTGGCAAAACACTGCAGCCTGCTCATATTGAACGTCTGTTGATTAACACCTTTGCGTACCGCGAATCCTTAACGCGCCAGCAAATCAATGAGGCCTATCGACAACAGCATGTCCGCTTCGCAACAGGGTTGATGCTGGATTTGTGCGGCGATGATGTCAATACGCCGCGTCTTTCTGCCCAGGCTGCGCAAACCACGATTCGTTTCACGGCCAGTGACTTATCAGGGACAGCACAAATCGGTATTCCCGCCGGTACCCGCGTGGCTGCCGGTGACGTCAATTTTGCTACTGAACAATCCATTTTATTGTCAGCCACGACACCGGCTGCAAATGTCGTGGCGATTTGCGCCACTGCGGGTGCCGCAGGGAACGGCTGGACAGTCGGCCAAATCAGCACGCTGGTTGATGATTTGGGTACTAGCGTGGAAGTCAAAGCAACAAATACAACGGTGTCGGCGGGTGGTATTGATGATGAAACTGACGACGCCTATCGAACCCGCATTTTCATGGCATTTGAGTCATTCTCGGTGGCTGGTCCGGTGGGCGCTTATGAGTATTACACACGGCAAGTTTCGCAAAGCATTTGTGACGTCAACATTGATAATCCAGTCGACGAAAATGACGAGCCCGTGGGTGGCAAAGTCGTGGTGACTGTACTCACCCAAACAGGCTTACCCAGCCTGAATTGTTGCTACAGGTACAAACCGCATTGAATAGAGAGGATGTCCGGCCACTGTGCGACACCGTTTATGTTGCGGCACCAGAGACCATTGAATACAGCGTACATGCCACGCTCACTTTACTGAGCGGCTACGAGTACAACGATGTTCTGTCTCGTGCCCAAGCATCGTGGAACCAGTATGTTGCCAAAGCCAGTTTGCTTCTGGGGCAAGACATTGTGCCGCTGGAAATTGCCAAAACACTTAAGGTCGAGGGTGTTTACAACGTCGAATTACCTGATTTACAGCTGACAAAAATCCTGAAAAGCCAATGGGCACGCTGTGTGAGCATGACACTTATGCTGAAGGATGAACCAGAAGATGGCTAAGCTGACCTATGCCGACTTGATTGAGCGTGATCAGCGCTTTAGAGCGTTAGCCAATCTCGGTCTACGGCTGGATTTGGTTGACGCCACACGGTTGATTCCACGATTGATTCAACTCGTGGCTGCTGGCCATCTAAATTTGTTGGCTGAAAGTCGCAGTATTTGGGGCATAGACGGATATTGGTTGGCTGAATCAGACCAAGCACGCCGAAACCTGATTAAAGGTGCATATGACCTACACCGGCGAAAAGGTACGCCTTGGGCAATTCGTGAAATTGTAAAACGGCTGGGGTTTGGCACAGTAGAAATCATTGAGGGGTTAAATAATCGCTTTCATAACGGCGCTATCAGCCGTAATGGGCATTATCGTCATGGCGACCCCCATGCATGGGCTCATTATCGGGTGATTTTATCAATGCCGATTACCAACGACCAAGCAGTTTTACTGCGTCAAACATTGCGTTCATTCGCCCCAGCTCGTTGTGTCTTGGCGTCTTTAGATTTTACGCGTGCTGCGCTTCGCCACAATGGCCGCGCTGTACGAGATGGTTTATTCAATAGAGGAACGGCATAAATGGCTAATCTTGCAGAAACCAGCAAATGGGAAAATGGAATTTATCAGCTTGAGACATCTGATCCAGTGATGGGCGGTGCCGATGGCATTGATAATGTACAAGCAAAGCAACTTGGCAACAGAACATTATTTCTTCGAAATCTAATCAATGAGGTACTCGTTGGTGCCAATCTAACCCCAAGTGCCACAGAGACAAATCAATTGCATGACGCGATTATCCAACTCATTGAAGCAAATGTGCCTGAGATTGGCAGTGCAACAGCGGATACCGCAGGCATTATCAAAGTAATCAATTCATTAACATCAGACGATAAATTAAGTGCTTTGTCTGCTGCACAAGGCAAAGTGCTTGCGTCCATGGTTGCAGGCTCAATACTATTGCCGGGTGCCATTCAATATTTTGCAATGCAAACC